CAGTCAGCCGCTTTTTGGAGGAAGGTATGTCGAATTTTGAGAAACGGCTGGCTGATTTTGAAAGCAAAGTTCAGTCTGCTGTCGGTGAAATTGAAAAGGCCAAGTCGGCTGGTATCGTTGGTGGAGCTACTAGCTTCAGCAACCGTAGCAACAGCGACGAGCAAAGACTTCTCGCTTCTTTCGGCTGCTCAAACGTCAAGCAGTTGCTCGAAGTGAACGTCGCTCATCCTCGCTTTGCACACGTCAACGACAATCTGAAGTCTGCTGTTATGCAGCTCAAGAAAGACATGGACATCGCTCGCATGTCGGCTCAGATCTTCGGTGGACAACCTCAAGACCGTGGTGACGAAGACCGCGCTGCTCACGTCAAAGGCGTTCTCGAAACTCCTTTTGCTCGCATGGTTGACCTCAAGGCTCGCTTGAAGAGCTTTGGTTCTACAGTTGCTGGCGACGGCGATGAATGGGTTCCAACTGCAATCTCGGCTTCGTACATCGAAGAGTATGAGCTTGAGAAGAAACTTGCTGCCGCTTTCCGCGAAATCCCAATGAGCAGCAATCCTTTCGAATTGCCTGTTCAGTACGGCGTGACCAAAGCTCGCTTGATTGGCGAAGGCGCTGCTGCAACTGACGCAAACTTCGGAACTGAGAAGATTCAATTCTCTGCTCCTAAGTTGGTTGAATACTACCTGCTTCCTGAAGAACTGAACGAAGACTCTGCTCCTGCAATCCTTGAGCTGGCTCGTCAGGACGTACTCAGTGCCCAGCTGCGCGCTGTTGAAGATGCAATCATCAACGGTGACACAACTGGAACACACATGGACAGCGATACAGTGGCTGCAAGCTCCAACCGTAAGGCTTGGAAAGGCCTTCGTAAGCTCGCTTTGGCTGCTTCTTCGACTGTTTCCTTCTCCGGCGCTGGCGTGACCAAGGCTGGATTGGACAGCATGCGCAAGTTGATGGGCAAATACGGCACGAATCCCAAAGAACTCGCATGGGTTGTTGGGCCAAGCGCTTATGCTCAGCTCTTGAACATCGACGAAGTTGCTACTGTTGAGAAGTTCGGCCCTCAGGCTACTGTTCTCAGCGGCGCTCTGGCTGTGTTCCGTGGTATCCCAATCATCGTTTCTGAGTTCATCCGTGAAGACCTCAACGCTTCCGGCGTGTACGATGGAACAACGATGACAAGAACCGTGTTGCACCTTGCAAACGTTCGCCGGTTCTACATGGGCCGTCGCCGTCCAATCCGTGTGAAAGTTCAGCAAGACGCTCGCGCAGAGTACGATCGTTGGCAGTTGGTTTCTTATCAGCGCGTGGACTTCAAAGGTCACAAGCAAGCTGGTGAGACTTATGCTGGCGGTGAGACATCTGCTGAGCGTTCATCGATTCTTGGAATCAACATCCTCGCTTGATGACCTCAAGCAAGGTATGATGAGGGCAGCCTAGTGCTGCTCTTTTTTTTTGCCTGTAAATTGAGGTCAATGATGCCTGTAGTCACGCTGCCGCTTGTTCAGGTGAGGCAGTTTCAAACTCAAACGCTCTTCGCTCTGCGAGAAGTGGGGCCTGGAACCTATCACGTTCCATTGCAGATTGAAGGCAACTCGATTCTATCCAGTTTGCTTGTCACTGACGTTTCCTTGGATGCCTCAATTCAAGTCAATTACTTTCAGACGACCACTGGTGACGAAGAAGAAGAGCGCTCGCCGCTGGTAAGCCATACGACCAAGACTTCCGGATCAATGGCTGCCGACACCATCATCGTTGCCCGTGTTCACTTGAAGCCAGTCTGTGAAGTCATCATCACAGGCGGCACTGTGACCTTCGGCTTGATGGTCACGATGGTTTCTGCGTTTGCCTCGGATATTGAAAGCTCGCTTTTCAAGGACAACTTCCTTGTCGGTGGCACCGAGCGCGGCATTCCAATCATGACGCTTGATGAAATTAGCGGAACCTTGAACTTCGTGCGCTCACGAGGCGGCAATCTTATCGTTGACCAAAAGCCAGGTGACCCGATTCACATTCGGCATAGCGGAGATCTGAACAAAGATGACGATGTGGTTGTATGTTCATACCAAAACCTCGACAAATCGTTCAAGATTTCACAATTCACTGCTGTTTCGGCTAGTGATTATCGGTTCTATGTGTTGGTTGACAACGAACTTGTAGTTTCAAGTCGAACAAGCCAATATCAGCCGCAATCAGACCAACACCTTGACCCGTATCGCATCGTCCCAGCTACTTCGGTTCTCACTGTCAAAGCGCACCGATTGACCAATGTGAATGACGGCACGTTTGATGTATATTTGCGTGGGTATGAGTTTATCAATCCAGAGGACTCCGAAATGGCCAGCCTGATCAAAGTCGCGTTCAACAATTCTGGAACTCTGATTCTGCCCTTCAAGGCTGTGGCATGGAAAGATGACAACTCGATTGCTTTGGCAGATGCCGACGGCATTGGATTGGATGACTTTGCTGGCGTGACTCAGGCAGGCATTGCCAACCTTGGCTATGGAGTAGTCTACAAGGTCGGTGAAGTTCCCGGAGCGCTCATCGGCAAGGGTGCTGTTGCAGGTCAAGCGGTCTTCCTGTCGGCCATTCCAGGGGAACTGACTTTGACGCCACCATTGACTGGCACAGTTCTTCGCATTGGACGCGCTGAACCACCAAGCGGTGGAGCAACTGGTGAAGCAACATCGCTGTTTATCGACCCACAAATCATCTCAGAGTGACACAATGACAGATAAAACAAGACAAATATTCGTCGAAGGAATACCGACAGAATCTATAAAAGATGACCAGAAATTGGTAGCCTTCTTTGAAGAGTTTGATGATAACATCTTTAGAGTCGCAGACAAGAAGTTCGCGGCTTTGTGCAAGAAATACGGCAAGAAGGTCACAATGACTATTCTTGTCAAATTCGAGGAGGAGTGAATTTATGGCTATTGTAAATTATCAGTTGTTGACGTGGGACGGCGCGAAACAGAAGCGCGTTGACTCGCAGACTCTCGAACTGAAACTCGGCAAGCTGTCTATCGGCTCGATTGCTGACGTTGAAGTTGCTATGGCTGCTGAGGAATCCGCTCGCATTGCTGGCGATGCGGCTACTTTGGCTTCTGCCAATTCGTATGCTGACTCGGCAATTGCTGCTGCTTCTAGCTCTTTGTCTGGCGACATCTCCAGCCTCCAGGCTGACTTGGCTCAGGAAGTGCTCGACCGCACGGCGGCTGACAACACGCTGCAAGGCAACATCAACTCTGAAGCTACAGCTCGCGCTGCTGCTGATACGGCTCTCCAAGGTGAAGTCGATGCAGTTGAAGCTGGCTTGGCTCAAGAACTCCTTGACCGCGCTGCTGCTGTTTCTGCTGAAGCTGCTGATCGTATTGCCGGTGACGCAGCAACTCTTGCTTCTGCGAACTCTTACGCTGATGGCAAGATCACTGCTCTGGTGAATGGCGCTCCTGCAATTCTCGACACGTTGAAAGAGTTGTCTGATGCTCTTGGAGCTGATGCCAACTTTGCTGCTACTGTCGCTGGACAGATTGCCGCTATTGACTCTGCCGTGACTGCTGAAGTTGCTCGCGCTACCGCCGCTGAAGGCGCTATTGCAAGCGACCTCGCTGACGAAGTGGCTCGTGCAACTGCCGCTGAAGCTGATTTGAGCGCAAGCATTGTTGATGTTCAAGCTCTGGTGGAGCAATCCAACAAGTGGAGCTTCATGGTAGACGAATCTATCGCTGCTGGAAAAGTCTGCTATGTGAAGTCGAACGGCCATGTTGCTAACGCATCTGCAGCAGTTGACTTGTCGCAAGCTCAGTTGCTCATCGCTGCTGAATCTGGCGGCTCTGGAACACAGTTGCTGTTCTATGTGGTCGAAGGCTCTGTTGTCGGCGGATTCTCTAGCTTGACTCCAGGCAAGAAATACTACGTTGGCAAGTCGATTGCCGGCGAAGTGGTTGACAGCCTGTCTGGCTTCTCGGCTGGCGACTCAGTGTGCGCTGTTGGTAACGCTGTCACGGCTACCGAGATTGCGTTCAGCCCTGCGTTCATGTTCGAGTACTGATTCAACGGGCGGGGTGGAGAAATCTACCCTGCCTTTCTTCTTGGACGGATGATGAAGTTAGTCTTGTTGGTAAAGATGCTATAATTTGCTAACAAGGAATCGTTTTCATCCATTCATCAGGGCAAGGATTGACTCATGGCCGAAAGAATCGCCGCGATAAACGATGCGACTGGAAAGAAGCGGCTCACATCAACAACCGCCACTGAATTGAGCTATGTGAATGGCGTGACTTCTTCCATTCAGACTCAGCTAAATGGCAAATTAAGTAGCGCAGGCAAGTTCGTACTCGTTGATAGCAAGGAAAATCTTCCTTCAGCGGTTTCTGGAGTCATCACGCTTGCTGCCGATGTTACATATTTCATCACTGGAACTATTGACCTGACGGGTGACCGCATTGTCTGTGGAAACAACACGACAATCATCGGCGGTTCTTCAGAGAATTGCATACTCAAATCGACTGGGCTTAGCGCATCGACTGCACTCATCAGCTCTGTTTACTCGCTTCCCATGCGCAACATTGCAATCACTCATGGAACTGCCGTCAATCTTGATGGAACTGGAAATGCTACGGCTGCTTTGGATTGGTTCGGCGTCAACTTCGTCAACTGCGCTATTGTTGGAACCATCAAGAGCTATTCGAACTTCATCATGAGCGATTGTGCTCTTTTGAACAGCGCAAACATGACCTTTGATGGAACAATTGGAACGGTCGGATTAAATCAGTGCCTGTTCTCCGGCATTGCTGGACAGACCATACTGAATTTTCCATCAACGCTTACAATCAGCCGTCGAATCCGTGTCATCTATTCATCTTTCGTCGCGTTCGGTGGTGCAACAGCCATCTATGTTGATCCAGCAGTCACGTTTTCCGCTGGTGCCGAGAACTACATTCTTATCACGGTGAACTTCTCAGGCGGTGCGACGTATACAGGTGGTGTTACTTATACGAGCAACACGGCTCTATTCCAAAACTGCAAAGGCATCACAAACACAGCATCAATCGGCTTGATGTCATTCACGAACAATGCCACTGAGAACACAATTGCGACTCAGAATGTTTTTGAGAAAATCGAAGGAACGACAACCGCATCTACTTCAAACCAGAAGTTCACACACACGAACAATCGCCTTACCTATAGCGGCGGAATCACGAAAGAGTTTGTCATATCAGCATCCGTATCTGCCAACTCAGTTGTCACTCCAGCAGCGATTATCTTGGTGAGAATTGCTAAAAACGGAGTCACAATTGCTGACTCGGAGTCTCAAGCCACGACTTCATCGACTGGACGAAACGAGAACTTCTTTTGCCAAACTATCGTGCAACTTGCTCCAAACGATTACATTGAAATTTTCATTGCAAATAGCACGAATGCCAACAATCTTTTGGCCACTGAAATGAATCTGATTGTAAGGGCAGCAGGATGAAACGAATAAACATCACTCTTATCTCACCGAGCAAAACACTGTCCGCATACAAGAGCGATTCAGAATATCAGTCATGGATTGATACTTGCATCGCGCAAGGTGTGTGGGGAGCTGTAGGCAACTATTCAATACAGATTCTTGATGCCACCGCTGAACTGGAAGCAAAAAGAGCGGCAAGCGATTTGAAGGAACGCTCAAATCACAGTGGAACGCAAACATCTGCGACTATCAGCGACTTTGTAGAAGCAGCTCAAGATGCTGTTGGCCTTGCGCTTGCCAATACTGCTGATGTGACTCTGAGTTATTCAGACGCTTCAAATCAAGTGACTGCTGACTTGACCAGCACTGGAGTGAATCCAGGAACTTACTCATCTGTCACGGTCGACTCAAAAGGACGAGTAACATCAGCTTCGAACAGTGGAGCGGTGACAAGATTCTCGTACGTTTCATCGGCAACAGATTCAACAACACAAGCGAGCTATATCACGGTAGCAGCGTTGACCTCCGCTAGCCTTCCAGTTGGCCTTTACAGATTCCAGTTCAACGGCAATATGCAGTCAGCTTCAACAACATCCGGTGTGGGTGTTCGCGTTGCTCCGGTGTCTGCAACGATGACGACGGTTTCTGCCAAGTGGAACATCTCACAAGGCACAAACGGGGTGTCACACGACTTTGAATATGACCAAATTGCCAACAACACGAACATCACATCCGCATCGGTGGCCACAGCCAATACCACTTTCTCAGTCAATGGCTTTGGCTTGTTCAGATTGACGGCTGCGGGAACCGTGGCAATCCAAATCAGAGCAGAAACAGCAGGCCAAGCAGCCTCTTTGTTGGCTGATGCCGCATTCACCATGGAGCTTGTATGACTTTGAATGGAATCGTGATTCAGTCTGCTGAGCACCTTAATGAGCTGATTGCAGACTTGCCAGACGAATCGAAGATTGCTCTTCAGGCGCTCTTTGCAGAAGAACAGTCAGCGGCTCAATAGCCTCGTTTTTCGTCTTTGTGTCGAATGTGATAAATAAGAAGAAGCACAACTTTCGTAAGGAATGCCAAAATGAAACTCAAACTCGTTGAACTTGACCATCTCGTTGTCTTCCTTGAGCCGAAGTACGTTCTTCTCGAAGGCGAGATTGAAGTCTCTGATGCCGATGGCCACAAGCTGTTGGCTGCCTATGCTGGCAAGCTCGAAAAGGTTGAAGAAAAGAAGGTGGCAGCACCAAAAGCGAAAGTTCTTCCAGAGGTGAAGGATGAGCCTAAACTCTAATGCGCTCTGCACAATTGCACAGTGCAAAGCGTATCTCGATATTGCCACTGCTGACACGTCACAGGACTCGAAGATTGAGCACCTGATCAACGTGTCTTCGTCCATGGTTGAAAGCTACCTTGACCGCAAACTCATCTATAATCAGTACATTGAGCTTCATGATGGACGAG